CTTACCTTTACGGATCACTAAAACACGCTTCTATCTATTTAATGGAAGATGAACGAGTGCCACTATTTACAGCACAGTTCGAGAAGGCTTTAGAAGAAATGAGACTAGAGCAAGAAAAAGCTGAGTTTGCAAAAGGTTCTTTAATGCAAAGAAGAAGAACATATGGCAAACGCAGAAAAGACATTTATTATTTTGGTAATAACTAGGAGTATAGAAAATGGCTGGATTTAGTGATTATTTAGAAGACAAGGTACTTGACCATGTATTTGGCGGTACTGCTTATACAGCACCTGCAACATTGTATGTTGCTTTGTATACAGTAGCACCTGACGATACTGGTGGTGGTACTGAAGTAACAGGTGGTTCTTATGTAAGACAAACTGGAGCTTTTACTGTCTCAGGCACATCCCCCACAACAGCAACAAACTCTGCTGCAATCGAATACCCAACAGCTACAGCCGATTACGGAACAGTGGTTGCGGTTGGTATTTTAGATGCTTCATCTGGTGGTAATTTACTTGCATATGCAGATTTAACTACCTCAAAAACTGTATCAACAGGAGATGTATTCAGATTTGACGCTGGTGATTTAGACATCACATTAGCTTAATACCATGGCCTCAGTAGGCTACGGGTTATACACATACGGGAAGTCCGACTATGGAACTCCCGTTTATCATTTTGGTGTAGCTACATGCGCCCAAACATCAGGCTTTACTGCTGAAGCATCAGTTATACGCCATGGTGCATCTGTTATACCAGGCGTATCTGACTTTGATTCAGTCGGTACAGTTATTAAATTAGGGTCATCTACCCTTGCACAAACCTCAAACTTTACTGGTGATGGCGTAGTCCTCAAGTTTGGTGCATCAGTTATATCCGCAGTTTCAGGCGGTTCAGCTACAGGTCGACAAATAGATCGTGGATCAGCGACTATAGCTGAGACATCTGGAATGTCTGCAACAGGTAGACAAATAGACAGAGGTGTTGCGATCATTGCTGCGGTATCAGACTTTAGTGCAGTAGGTACGCAAATTGATAGGGGTGTTGCAACCATATCATCAACCAACGATATGACATCTGCTGGGGTCTTAATTAAATTAGGATCTTCAACATTACCAGAAACATCTGGTATGACGGCCACAGGCAGACAAATAGATCGTGGTGTTTCTTCTATAGCAGCTATCTCTGATATGACTGCTACAGGTCGATTCACCATCAGTGCAAATGCAACTTTACCAGCAGTTTCAGATTTTGTAGCGACTGGTAGACAAATTGATCGTGGTTCAGCAACCATTCAACAAACAAGTGGTTTTTCTGCTGTTGGTGGTTTAAAATGGAATGACATTATAGTTCCAGCAGAGACATGGACAGATCAAACTGCACCTAGCGGTACATGGACAGAAGAATCTGTACCACCCTCAGATTGGACAACATTAGGCAAACAAGACGCAGCTTAAAGGAATTTTTTTATGGCAGATACATTTACTACTAATTTAAACCTTACCAAACCAGAGGTTGGTGCATCCACCGATACCTGGGGAACTAAGTTAAACAATGACTTAGATGACCTAGATGCAATCTTTAGTGCTACTGGTACATCGGTAGCAATTAACTTAGACGGAGCAGTCATTGATAGCTCTGTCATTGGTGGTACAACTCCAGCAGCAGGTACTTTTACTACTTTAACTGCTAATACTTCGATCACAGGCACACTAGCTACAGCAGCTCAACCTAATATTACAAGCGTTGGTACGTTAACAGGCTTTACTTCAACAGGTATTGACGATAATGCAGATGCTACTGCTATAACCATAGATAGTTCAGAAAATGTTGAGTTTGTTAACAATATAAGACTTACAAATGATAAATTTATCTATTCTTACAATGGTGGTGCAACAAATGGGGAAGTAAGAGCAGGATTTAAATTCGATGGAACTAATGAAGCAGTTTCTGCTTATACAAATCAACTAGAACGCATGAGGATTGATAGTGCTGGAAATTTTGGAATTGGTACGAGCAGTCCTACAAGAAAACTAGATGTAAATGGCAGTGGTATTGTTCGTGGTTTTATGACGTTATACGGAACTGGTACTAACAACGCCCTGTTCTTTAATAACACAGCATATGAATGGGCGGCATATACTGATGCAAGTAATAACTTTAATATTACTGACTGGAATTTGGTGCAGACACGTCTTGTTATTGATACCAACGGCTTCGTGGGTATTGGAACTACAACCCCCACATCAGTAAGTGGTGCTGCAGGACCAGTTTTAAGAATAGAAGGCTCAAACCCTGAAATAGTATTTGCTGATAATAATGGTACAGCTAATCAAGTGAGTATGTATTATCTTAATAATACTTTAGTTTGGCATTCACCTCAAAAAACTGGTGGGGCTGGGACAGTACTGAGTTTAGCAACAACATCAGGAAATTTAAGTGTTGTAGGAGCTTTATCAAAAGGCTCAGGTTCATTTAAAATTGACCACCCATTAGAATCTAAAAAAGATACTCACCATCTAGTACATTCATTTGTAGAATCACCACAAGCAGATAACATTTACAGAGGTAAAGTAGATTTGATAAATGGCTCTGCGACAGTCAACATTGATACTGTAGCAGGTATGACCGAAGGAACTTTTGTAGCTCTTAACAGAGAAGTACAATGCTTTACCACAAACGAATCAAACTGGGATGCTGTTAAAGGCAGTGTTTCAGGCAACATCCTTACCATTGAATCTGAAAACTCAGAATCAACAGCCACTATATCTTGGTTGGTTATAGGCGAAAGACAAGACCAACATATGTATGACACTGATTGGACTGATGACAACGGTAAAGTAATTGTAGAACCTTTAAAAACTAACGAGGAATAAAAATGGCAATATCATATACATGGAATGTAAACACAGTAGACGTATACCCTACTGACGAAGGACACAGCAATGTGATTTATAATGTGCATTGGCGATTAAACGCCACTGATGCTCAAGTAGATGCAGAGGGCAATCCCTACACAGCATCTGTTTATGGCACTCAAGTATTAGACACATCTGATCTTTCAAACTTCACAGACTTTGACAGCGTAACAAGTTCACAAGTTCAAGGTTGGGTCGAGGGTGCGATGGGTGCAGAAGAGGTACAATCTTTAAAAGATAATCTTGATGCAAACATTGCAGGGCAAATCAATCCAACTTCAGAGACAAAAACTTTAGTAGCGTAAGTGAATGGCATTATTCCCAATCACTCCCCCCGCAGGCATAGTCAAGAACGGAACTGATTATGGCAACAAAGGTCGTTGGGTTGACGGGAATTTAGTTCGCTTTGAAAATGGCTACCTTAAACCTATAGGTGGCTGGACAAAACTTAGAGCTACAGCATTAGATGGCGCACCCATTGGGATGTACGCCTACAACGATAACTTGGGCCAACCAATATTAGCAGTTGGTACAAGAGAAAAGGTTTATGTTTTATACGACAACACCTGGACTGATATCACACCAGTAGGCTTTGTTAATGATGCAAGTAATGACCCTCTTGGTTTTGGTGCATACCATTACAATGTTGAAGATTATGGTGATGCTCGTTCACAATCAGGTTTACCTTTAGATACAGGTCATTTTTCTTTTGACAACTGGGGTGAACATTTAAACTTCTGTTTTTCTGGCGATGGTAAGATTTACCAATGGCGACCAGATTCAGCAGGCGGATCACCCGATACCATAGCCACAGTCGTATCTAACGCACCCACAGGATGTCAAGCCATTATTGTAACCAACGAAAGACATTTGGTTGCCATAGGTTCAGGCGGAGATCCAAGAAGAGTTCAATGGTCAAACAGAGAAGATAATACCAACTGGACATCTAAAGCTACTAACACCGCAGGTGACTTACAAATCCCTACAGGTGGTAGAGCTATCATGGCAGCATCATTTGGTAATGACATTATTATCTTTAGTGATACAGGTATCAGCAGAATGTTCTATGCAGGATCACCCTTTGTTTATGGTATTGCTGATGCTGGAACTAACTGTAAAGCAGTCAGCAGAAGATCCATTGTTTCTACTGGTAATTTCTTAGCATGGATGGGTGAAAACTCTTTCTTTGTTTACGATGGTACTGTTAGAGAGATACCATGCGAAGTGCATGATTATGTTTACGATCAACTTAATGTACCAGGTAGAAAGGCTTGTTGGGGTGGACACAACTCTAACTTTAATGAAATATGGTGGGGATTCCCAAGTGGTGAATCACAATACGCACCAAACAAATATGTGATTTGGAACTATGGTGAAAATGTTTGGTCTATTGGTGAACTAGACAGAGGTTGTTGGGTTGACCAAGGTGTCTTTGATTATCCAACTTCAGCAGATAACGCTGGGTTTGTGTATCAGCACGAATCAACTGTATTAGGTAATTCACCTAATTTAGGCTCTGCTGTTCCATATGCGACCTCTGGGCCTATCGAAATAGGCAATGGTGACAATTATGTCCAATGTAATCAAATCATTCCAGACGAAGAGGCTAACACGCTTCCAGGTGTCACCCTTAGTTTCAAAGGTAAATTTACTCCACTCGGTGCAGAAACCGACTTTGGCAGTTTTACTTTTGAAAGTGATGGTTATACCGATGCTAGGTTTACTGCACGACAAGTACAAATGACAGTCACAGGCAGTACCACACAAGACTTTCAAGTAGGAAAAATTAGATTAAACATTAGACCAAGAGGTAAAAGATAATGGATCTATCCTCACAAAGACAGTACATACAAAGGGCAGAAACAGCCAAAGTCATACTTACAACCACAGATGATATAACTTTGTATACATCACCTAGCGGTGGTGATTTTGATTTTTCTATTGTGGAATCTATCTTAGTTTGTGACCATGATAATCAGCAAACCAATATTACAGTTACAGTTGTCAATGGTGGTACAACTTATACTTTTTTTAAAGAATATGTAATTACCGCTTACGATACAGAAGAGTTATTAACTAGAAGTTTTATCTTAAAACAAGGTGATACCATTAAAGTTCAAGCTGATCGTGCTGGTAATTTAACTGTTTATGCAAGTATCGTTGAGTATGGAAAAGGCGACTAATAAAGTCACACCCATCAAAAAACAACCTGAAGAATGGGAAGTTCAGTGGGAACGCTGTAAGCCATATATAGCAAAAGCTATCAAACATCAAGATTCCTATACAATAGACGATATAGAGGATAAAATAAGACATGGAATATTCCATTTATGGCCAGCTAAGAAGTCGGCTATGATAACTGAATTTGTAATATTCCCCCAAAATACAGCAATGAACTTGCTGTTTTGTGGTGGTGATTACAAGGAGTTAGAGGATATGTTGCCATCCTTAGAGGCATTTGCAAAAGCTGCTGGTTGTAAAAGATTATATGGCGGTGGCAGAAAAGGATGGTTAAAAAAAATAAGCCACTTAGGTTTTAAATCAGAAAATTTAATTAGTAAAGAATTATGAGTAAAGGCAAATCAACACAATCAGTCAGTCTACCAGCATACCAAGAAGCACAAGCAAAAGAGTTATTTCAAGCTGGTAAACAATTAGCTGGAACACCATTCGTTCCATACACAGGTCCTAGAGTTGCTGGATTTAATCCAGATCAACTAAGACAATTTCAAGCCACTAGGGGAATGTTTGAGTCTAGCCAACAATATGATCCATTGGCTGGATTGCAAGAATTAGCTGAAGCTCCTACCCCAACAATTCAACCAATAACAGGATTTCAGGGATCGCAAATACAAAATATTCAAGGCCCAATTGCCGCACAAATTGGGGATGTTCAAGGCCCAATTGCCGCACAAATTGGGGATGTTTCAACTCCACAATTTAGAGGCTTGTTAGATGCAGATATTGGTGCATATCAATCACCGTATCAACAACAAGTCATCGATCAATCTATGGCTGATATTCAAAGACAAGCTGATATTTCTAGGGGTCAGGCACAATCTCGAGCAATCGGTGCTGGTGCGTTTGGTGGCTCAAGATCTGCTTTATTGGAAGGTGAATCACAAAGACCATTTATAGAACAAATGGCAAGAACATCTGCTGGTTTAAGACAAGCAGGATTTGAACAAGCACAACAAGCGGCTCAAGCTGATTTAGCCAGACAACAACAACTTGGTATATTTGGTGCAGGTCAAGAACAACAAAGAGCTTTGCAACAAGCACAATTTGGACAACAGGCTGGATTAGCAGGTTTTGAGGCACAACAACAAAGAGCCTTGGAACAAGCAAGGTTGGGTCAACAAGCAGGATTAGCTGGATATCAAGGAAGATTATCAACAGCACAAAGACAAGCAGAATTGGCTCAACAAGCAGGACTTGCTGGTCAAGATATTCAAGCAAGAATGGCTATGATGCAACCAGAGTTGGAGCTACGCGCAAGACAACAAAGAGCAGGATTGCTTGGTGGCATCAGCGCAGAGCAACAAGCAAGACTTGGGATGCTTGGTCAGATTGGTTTACAACAACAGGGTCTTGGACAGAGAGGATTGGATGCTTCTTACCAAGAGTTTCAAAGAGCTTTGGCTTATGGGCCTCAACAGTTTGGCTTATTGGCTGCGGGTCAAGGGGTTACAACTCCAACGACTACAACACAGCAAAAAACTGGTTTAGGCGATATTTTAGGATCTGCTGCTCAATTAGGAGGAGCTGCGCTTATGGGTGGAATGAATCCATTTTCTATTTTTTCAGATGAAAGATTAAAAGAAAATATCAAACCAATTGGTAAGTCTGAAAATGGACACAACCTATACACTTGGGATTGGAACGACAAAGCTAAAAAGCTAGGAGTTAATGATCCAACCACAGGTGTTCTTGCACAAGAGGTTAAAAAATATATGCCTGAAGCAGTTATTGAAGACGAAAACGGATATTACAAAGTTAATTACGGAGTTTTATAATGTCGTTTGGAGATATTTTAAAAGCATTTAATCAAAGCGGTGGTCAGCCAGGTGCGATGCAACCCATGCAATCACCCATTGGTATGCCACCCATTGATGATAAAGCAGATAAAAACCAAAAGTTAGGTTTAATGCTTTACGCGCTTGGCGGCGCTTTAAAAGGTGATAAAAACTTTGTGCAAAACACCATGGCAATTCAACAAATGCAAGAGGGTAAGAAAAAGGAAGAAGAGAGAAAAAGAAGATACAATGAAATGCTTGCCAAAATGAATCCTGAATCTCCGTTATACCAATTTTCAAAATTAGTCGGTTCTGAGGGAGTTGACAAAATAGCTGAAGCACAATTTGAACTTGCTACTAGAGAGAAAAAAACAACAGAATACAAACCAGAGCTTGTTGAATATCAAAATAAAACTGAAGAACCTATAAAAATAGGAAATATTGTTATACAACCTGGTACAAAAATGCCTTTCAATGTTTCAATTCCAGAAATAGCAAATTCAATTAGTGGTATGCCTGGTTTAGAAGAAGTTAAACAACAAAATGTTTATACAAGACAGGGAAGTTTATACACCACCCCTGAAGGCGATTATCGAGAAATAATAACTGGAGATCAAAGGGTTTTTGACGGCCCAGCAGGAAGATTTGACGCTGGTCAATTTTTTGCAAAATATCCAGAATCAAGAAGCAAGACATCTGGTGAAGAACAAAGATATATTCCAGATTTCAAAACATTTACAGGTTTAAATAAAGAGCTTACAACAGAAGAAAGATCTCTTAAAAAACTTGATAGTTATTGGAAAAATATAACTGATACTAATGTTGGTGTTGAAAGGCTCGGAGATCAAATATCTACTTGGTTTAAAACCTTGGCTGGCAGACAAGATCTTACAGTAGAACAATTAGCTAGAGGAATAGCAGAAGGAAAACTTCAGGGTCTTATTGGCGCTAATAGAATTGATACCGTTGGTGGCGGTGTTATGACTGAAAAAGATGCTTGGAGAATTATATCAAGGCTTGGTGGAGATGTAGATGCTTTGCAAAATCCAGCTATTGTTGGCCCTCTTTTACAAGAAATGTATCAAGATAAAGTAGATGCTTATAATGAAGACATTAAAGGGTATAACATAGGAGTAGAAAGCAAAAAATATACTGGATATAGCAAAAGATCGCCTATTTCCTCAAAAGATGTGGCGGCTAAATTTTCACTACTTCCTGAGGGTATTCCAATTGGTAGTATCAGAGAGGTTTCTCCAAACGGAGTTGTATATTATATTGACCCCGAAACAAACAAAAAATATATTATAGAAGATTAAGTATGGCAGTCAGAGAAATTACAGACGAAGAACTAGAGAATATTATAGTTACAGCGCCTGCTCAAGAAACTATGACTGCTGGACAAGTTGCAAAAGAGGCTTTATTTAATATACCATCCAGCGCATTACAATTTGGAAAAGATATTGTAACTCCAATATTAGATCCAGTTGGAACTGTAAAATCACTTGCTCAGTTAGGAGCTGGTATTGTGCAATTAGCTATACCTGGAGAGCAAGCAAATGAAAAACAAGCAAAGGCTGTTGGAGAATATTTTGCAAACAGATATGGCGGTTTTGAAAATTTGAAAAAAACTATTGCCGAAGATCCTGTTGGCTTTTTGGGAGATGCCTCAATTATTTTAACTGGCGGAGCAGGTATTGCTGCAAAAATAGGTCCTTTAACAAAAACTGCCGAAAAAGTTAAAAGCATTGGACAAGCCATTGATCCTTTGACTGGCAAGGTTACACAAACTCTTATAGGCGCTCCAATTTCTGCTGCCCTCGGTTTAACAACTGGAGCGGGAAGAGAAGCTGTATCTGAGGCATATAGAGCTGGAGCAACTGGTGGAGAAAAGGCTAAAGAATTTAAAGGAGCAATGAGGCAAAAAGATTCACTTGAAGATATTGTTTCTGAAGCAAAAAAAGGCGTTTCTGAAATGGCAAGCAAAAGAAAAGCAGAGTATTTAGAAAGCATGGAAGGCATAAAAGCATCTCAGAAAAAAGTTAATTTTGATCCAATAAAAAAAGATATTTCGAATATAAGAAAAGAATTTGAATTTAAAGGAGAAACAACCTTAGATGCTTCAGGCTTAAAAAAATTAGACGAAATAGAGGAAGCAGTTAATACTTGGGCTAAAAATGATGATTTTCATACTGTTGAGGGGTTAGATGCTCTTAAAAAGAAAATAGATAATTTGATGCCAGAAGCAGATACTTTTGGTAAAACAGCTGGTAAAGGAGCATCTGTTGTTAATAAAGCTAGAACAGCTATAAACAATAAAATAAAACAAGCATCTCCAGATTACGCAAAAACAATGAAGGCTTATGAAGAAGCAATTAATCTTGAAAAAGAAATAAGGCAGTCATTAAGTCTGGGAAACAAAGCATCTGCTGATGCGGCATTAAGAAAACTTTTATCAGTTATGAGAAATAATGCTAATACAAATTTTGGCGTAAGATTAAATAATTTAAAAAAATTAGAACAAGCTGGTGATGTCAGCTTAACTCCGTCTTTAGCTGGCGCAAGTCTTAGCCAATTAACACCGAGAGGAATACAGGCAGCTGTATCTCCTTACGGATTGGGAGCAGCTGGATATGGTCTGGGATATACAAGCCCACAGTTTGCGGGACTATTAGCAGCTTCATCTCCAAGACTGGTTGGAGAAGCCGCATACTACGCTGGAAAAACATTACCCAAAGCTGGTCTAAGTAGGCAAGCGGGAGTTTTAAGTGAACAGGCTGGTCAAGATAGCATAAATCAAACAATGGAGTTTTTAAGAACTCTAAAATAACCCATGCCCCTTGCAACAGAACGAGTTGGTCGTTTTGGTGAATATCTCACAGCAGCAATACTCTCTCAAGTTTGTGACACAGTAGCAGTTGTACCACACAACGCATCCGCAGACATCATCTTTGAACACAACCTAAAGCTATATAAATGCCAGGTCAAAACCCAATCCAAGATAGAGGAACGCAGGGGCAACTGGCGGTTTGATATGCGCAAAGGTCAAAGAGTTGCTCATAGAAAATATAAAGATAATGAGATAGATTTATTTGCTTTTGTTTCTATAACTCACAGAAATGTGGTTTTTTCTAAACCTTTAGACCAAGCTCAACTAACCATCAACGATGAACACATGAAGAACAATGATGCTATCAAAAACATCAAAGACATATTAAAAAATCTTAATTAAAGATTCTCAATATCAAATTTAACTTCTTGATCCTTGTAATGCTTAACGGAGTTTATTCCTACTTGTAGGAAATACTCCGCTAATGCTTGAGGATCTTTTTTTTCCAACCCAGCTATATCTATCAAAGAACGCGCAATGTATCTGTTTATATAAACAGGCGTATTGTTGTTCCTTTCATTTAGAACTGGGTCTTCAAAATCAAACAAGTTCATTGCTTTACTCCTAGACCTCTACCTCCAAAGTATGTCGGCCTATTTTGTTACCCTCTCCGTCTACACCATGTACGAGTTGTAGTTCAAGATCAATAGATTGTTTTGCTTTGAGCAAATCTGTCACTCTATCATCCTTCTTTCTGGTTATATATTTAACAACATCAGCAAGACATGGACTCAAATTGTTTGCATAAGCATACACCTTTGGTTGTATCTTTAAACTTGTATAATGTTGTCCACCTACCTGGTTATTGATCGCAAGCATATCAATGGCTTGATCCCATTCCTCTGGGGTTACATTATCTATACTCATATTTCTTCTCCTTTTTTTATAAATATATTTGCATATCATATAACTTTAGTGTAAATTTAACAACATTCAAATACAAAAAGGGAGTATTAGGAAATGACAGACACCGATAGAGTCTTTATAGACACTAAGCAACTAGCTAAAAGGTGGGGCAAAAATCCACACGCGCTATCAAATTTAAGGCGTAAAGGCGGAGGCCCTAACTATTATAAGATTGGCGGTAAAATTCTTTATGATCTAGCAGAGATCAAGCAATTAGAAGAAAGCTCATACGTTTCCAATGGCTCACGCAACTCTTAGTCCGTCAGCTTTTACGCGCTGGAAGGAATGTCCTGCATCACCCATGATGATTAAACAGTATGGTGAATACTCTGTGGGCATCCCTGCGGCTACTGGTACTTTGGTTCACGAAATGTGCGAGATGCTTTTAAAGGGCAGATTAAATGATATGAGCCTTGAAGACTATTGGTTGGGCAAGGTTCAAGTGGTAGAAGACTTTGAAATAGAAGTCGACCAAGACATGATTGATTGCGCGAATGTATATGTAAATTATATCCAAGAGCGTGCGCAGGCGCTGGGGGGAAAGCTATTGATCGAAGAGCGCGTGTTTATGGATGAGATATCTCCAGATGTTTGGGGTACAGCAGATGCCATTATTATAGGCGAAAAAGCCTTAGAGATTGTTGATCTTAAATCTGGTAAATGGGCAGTTGATGCGCATGACAACGGACAGTTAAAAATTTATGCACTTGGTGCATTATCAAGATACAGCTCTCGTTATAAAGACGAGGACATAGAAGTTATTATGACCATCGTTCAACCAAGAGGTTGGCATAAAGATGGCATTATCCGATCAAGCTCCACTACGGCTACTAATCTAGTCAACTGGGGATTTGAAGTTTTGAAACCAGCAGCCGAGGCTTGTTTTGAAGAAAACCCACAATTTAATCCAAGCAAAGAAACTTGTAAGTTTTGTAATGCGAAAGATCATTGTGATGCATATAAAAATACTTTAGGAGAGAAATATGACTGAAGAAAAAAATGAACTAACCTTTACCTTTGATGAGGATGGTAAAGAATACAAAGTAGAAGACTTATCAGATGAAAATAAGATTCTATATAACAAAGTCACGCTTGTTAATAAACAAAGACAAGATGTGATTGCTAACGCTAACTTTGAAGTTGAGAAGTTAGAGATACTTGGAAGACATTACAGCAATGCTTTGAAAGAAGCTGTTGAAGGTGATGATTCTAAAGTTGAGGTGGTTGAATGAGTCTAGCCGCAATACAAAAGAAAGGTAAGATCAAACCACCACGACTAGTTATCTATGGTCCAGGTGGTATTGGTAAAACATCGTTTGCTGCGGGTATGGGTAAATCAATTGTTCGTGACTCTGAAGGCAATGTAATTGCTAACAATGTTACATATGACCAATGGGTAGAAGGCAAACAAGCAGACGATCCAAAGTTGGCATATCCAGTAGATAGCACTTGGTCAAATTCTGAAGGAGTGATTATTATTCAATCTGAAGATGGTATTGGAAAGATTGAGTGCGATCACTTTCCAGTAGCAAAAACTTATGTAGAGTTTATGAACAATCTAACCTCTTTATTGACAGAAGATCACGAATTTCGTGTTGCTTGTATTGATTCATTAGACTGGTTGGAAACCTTGCTATGGGATCATGTCTGTAAAGAAAATGGTTGGGCGCAAATAGATACGCCTGCCTATGGTAAAGGTTATGTAGCAGCTCTTGATAAGTGGAAAGAGTATGTTGAGGTTCTCAACAGACTTAGAGATGAAAAGTCTATGACTGTGATACAGATTGCACACAATCAGATTCGCAGATATGAAGACCCATCTAATGATCCACATGATCGACATGAAATCAAACTACATCGTAAAGCTGCTGACTTATTAG